ACTGCCTCTCATTTTATCAATCTTCTTCTGGCACCACGTTTGGGGATATAAGTTCCGGCAAAATTGTCAAGAATATCCCTGGCAATCAGCCAGGTGTTATGAATCTTTACCGCTGGCAAGTCCCCCTGGCGGCACAGCCGTTTCACCGTCTCAGGATGGATCTTAAGACGGCGACTAGCTTCTATTACGTTAATATAATTGTCCCACGGCTCCATAATCTTATACTGACAGATATTGCTTTATCAAAGCAATATTAACACAAAAGGCCACTTTTGTCAATACTCTGTGCCATCATTAACAAAAAGGTGGTTGCTTGGGTACCCGGCTATCTTTCGGTCTTTGGTGACAAAATAGTGTTGACTGGTTAGAACATATGTGCTACTATAGCATCGTAAGGTCGATATTAAGAGAGAGGCTATGGAGTCAGGTGAAGAATTGTCCCAGGCTAATTTACTCCAAAATTCAAGATTTTTAGGGACCCCAGTTGAGTTGGATTTGTCACCGGAGTATTGCCACTATCGGGATGAGGGCTGTGAGCTGGCTACGGCGTACTTAGGGCATCAGGCTCGTTGTTCAGAGTGCCCTTTCCCCAGGTGCCTTTATGATGAGCCCAGGGGCAGGCAGCGCTGGCTGAAGAGATTGCGAGACAAGGAGATAGTGAGGCAATTCACTACCGAGGGTAAGGGGATAAAGGAGCTAGCGCTCACCTTTAACATTAGTCAGAGAACGGTACAGCGAGTATTGAAGAGGACTAGAAATGAATGAAAATTCTATTCTGACACAGTTAAGCCGCCGTGACATGGACAGAATTAAGGGCTATAAAGAGCTCCTTGATTTTTACCATGGTCGGCACTGGGAAGGCAGAGAAAGGTGGGGAGAGAAACACCTGACTTTTAACTATGCCAAGGTGTTCATAGATAAGGTTACCTCATATTTAATGTCAGGCATTAACTTTGCTGTCGATGCTGTAGAGGATTCAGACGAAGCTAGAGCTAGAGCCCAAAGGGTGGAGCAAGCCTTATACCAGGTATATGAGAATAACAATCTGGAGCAGCTCGACTTTGAGACTGAGATTGATTGTGCCATCCTGGGTGATGCCGGCTATAAGGTTATCTGGGATAACCAGGCAAAGCAGGTGAGGGTTACCGCTCCCGATATTCAAGGTATCTATGCCTGGTGGCTGGGAGATGATACCTCCCGGGTGTGGAGGGTAGCTTCTAAATACAGCTTATCGGCTGAGGAGACCGAGCTACTCTACGGGGTGAAGCCTAAGAGCAAGACGGCTACTATCGTTGAGCTATGGACCGACTCAGACTTTGAGCTCTACCTGGATAATGATTTAATCGAGCAGAAACCTAATCCCTATGGCTTTATTCCGTTCGTTATTTATCCCAATCTCCGTGAGCCCAAGAAGTTCTGGGGGGTATCTGACCTGCCCCAAATCATGGAGAGCCAGCGAGAGCTTAATCGGGCAATGAGCCAGCTATCAAGGATACTGGAGCTATCGGGTAACCCTATCGCTGTCCTGGAGAATGTGGAGGAGTCAGAGGACATTGCGGTCAGGCCAGGGGCAGTGTGGAATGTACCTGAGGATGCTAAAGCCTATCTGCTTGACCTATTGCAGGGTGGAGGGGTCCGGCTACATATAGATTACATCAATCTGCTGTACCGGAGCCTACACGATATATCGGAATCGCCCCGGGCTGCCTTTGGTGGCACCGAGAGGGACTTGTCTGGAGTAGCCATGGAGATTGAGCTTCACCCGCTTTTGCAGAAGGTGAGGCGAAAGAGGATTATCAGAACCGCAGTCTATAACCACAGAAACAGGATGATTCTCAGGCTGCTGGAGAAGTATCAGGGTGAGAGCTTTGGAGATAACCGTTTACGAGTAGTGTGGGGTCCGGTGCTACCCCAGGATATGACCAGGCTGGTTTCTAATGAGCAGACACTGGTCCAGAGTGGCATTCATTCAAGGCGCAGGGCTATGGACGAGCTTGGGGTCAAGGAACCAGAGATAGAGTTTAATAGATGGCTTGAGGAGAGAGGGATGATCCTCAGGATGAATAAAGACTTTAATGCCAAATTCACCAGGAGCATAGCGAGAGAGAGGGCTGTAGAGTCCCAGGCAGAGGGCGTTGAAGAATAATTTTAAGGGGGTGTTTTGCTTTGCCAGATGAGAATTTACCCCAAGAATCAGGATTTCCGGAGACCCCGGAAAATGAGTCAAACCAGGATGACACCGGGGAGGAGTTAGAACAGGTCAGGTCCAGGGTTATTGAGCTTGAGGCCTTGGTAGCTCAAAAAGAGGAGGAGCTAGCTAAAGCTAATGCCGGTGTCTCTGAGCTCGAGCTGGTGGTGGCTGAGCGAGACGAGAAACTGGCTCAGGCAGTATCAAGCTATAAAGCTCTGGTAGTAAAAGCAAATCCCGAGGTGCTTGAGGAGCTGATAACCGGAGATAGCATTGATGACATTAGTGCTTCTCTGGAGAAAGCCAAGAGCATTGTGGGTAGGGTAAGGCAGGGACTGGAGGCTGAAATGGCATCGGCTAAGGTGCCTGCCGGAGCCCCGGAGAGGACTCCAACCGACTTGTCAGCTCTATCCCCGCGAGAGAAAATCCAATACGCAATAGGAGGTAAAAGGTAAATGGCGTTAACATTAGCTGAGGCGAGTAAACTATCCAACGATATGTTGCTTCAAGGAGTGGTGGAAACTATCGTTAAGGATTCGCCAATACTGCAGCAAATGCCCTTCATTGAAATCGTGGGTAACGGCTTAACCTATAACCAGGAGAAGACCCTGCCCAGCATCGATTTCTATGATGTCGGCGATACCTGGGCGGAATCAACACCAACCTTCGAGCAGATAACGGCAAACTTGAAGATTATGGGTGGTGATGCCGATGTAGATAACTTCTTAAAGGCAACCAGAAGTAATCTTCAGGACTTAGAGGCAGCCGTGGTTGAACTTAAGGCCAAGGCGCTGAGAGATAAGTTTGGGGAGACCTTTATCTATGGTGACTCAGCGACCAATGCCAAGCAGTTTGATGGCCTAAAAAAGCTCATTGATACCACTACCGCCAGCGACCAGGTGATTGCCGCTGGAGCTACCGGAGCTAGTCTAACCCTGTCTATGCTTGATGAGGTTATTGATGCGGTAAAGGGCGGTAAGCCTGATATGCTACTTATGAGCCGAAGGTCAAGGCGTAAGATTAATGCCCTGGTCAGAGCTGCTGGCAGTATGATGGAGACCGACCGGGATAGGTGGGGTAATTTCGTCCAGTTCTGGGATGGTATCCCAATCGGGGTCAATGACTGGATACTGGACACCCACGTGGTCAGCGGTAGCGTTGAGACAGCCACCACAGGTGGCAGCTGTTCCACAATCTATGCCGTTCAGTTTGGGGAAGGAGCACTCTGTGGCTTAACGGCACCTGGTCATCTCACTGTGGAGCCTATCGGTTCACTGGAGAATAAGGATGCCACCAGAACCAGGATTAAGTGGTATGTCTCGTTGGCTCTGTTTAGCTCCATCAAGGTAGCCGCCTTAATCGGCGTCCAGGATTAAAGTAAATCTGGGGAGGGGGTTTTAGCCCTCTCCCCGCAGGAGGTAAATTATGGGACTCGCAGTAATAGAACACATTGAGTATCCGTTTGCTAAAGGTGACCTGACCTCAGACGGCATTCAATGGTCTGCTGAGAAGGACACCACCACGGCGGATGTTGATGTTGAAGTGGAAAGCGTTACCATTAAGCCGCCGGCATTGGGGGAGATGATTGAGGTTGAATTCGGCTTAACCGCTGCTTTCAGAGCGGTTTCATCGGCTACGGCTGACCTTACCTATAAATGGGAGGTGAGAAACAAGGGGGGAACCTGGGTTGACCTCCATAGTGCCGTTACCAAGACTGATATCGGAACCACCTATGTTGAGGAGACCCGTAGCGGTCGCTTCAAAACGGTAGCCAATTTTGATTCCCTACCTTTTGAGGTGAGGCTGATAATCCAGTGCAATGAGGCTAATGAAGGGCGAGCCAAGGTTAAGAACTCAAGTTGTGTCAGGGTAAAGTATTCTGCTTCGTGAGGTGAATAATGAAGGCCTTACTTGATAGAGAGGACTTGGTATTTTATCCACCGCCGTTGGGCTGTGTTCTTTATTTACCGGGGCTCCCCGGTGGTGGCAGCAAAATTTACGATAGAAGCCCTTATGGAAATTGCGAAACGATAGTTGGTGCAACCTGGGTGAGGCTACCTAGTGGGCTTTGGGTTCTGAGCTTTGATGGGTCAGATGACCGTGTCGATTGTGGAAATTCAACGGCACTACAGTTAACCGTGGGGACATACGAGGCTTGGATTAGAACGACTAGGACTGCGGTTACTTCCCACCTGGGAATTGTACAAAAACCTTATGCTTTTGGCGTAGGAATGAGAGTGGCGGGGGGAATAGGTTATATCAATTCCCATGACTGGGGGGTAGGAGGTGGTTGGCGCCCGGGCGTTACTACACCTATAAATGATGGGGCTTGGCATCAAGTAGTTTTGACCTTTGATAGTGGGGTTGCTGCCAGCCATTATGTTGACGCTGTTCTGGACGCAAACTCTCCTTTTGCCTATACACTAAGCAATAATGATTTTAACCTTATGGTCGGATGTGGCACTTCTGGTGGTGGAGAGCCTTGGTTAGGCGATATAGTCATGGTTAGGGTTCACAATCGGGTTTTAAGTGCTCTCGAGATCAGGAATCATTTCGACCGAGAAAAACACCTATTTGGAGTGTGGTCCCGTTAGATATGAAACTTCTAGCGGGATAGTAAGGAGGTATCTAACGGGATGAAATACAGAGTGAGACTGGACTTGAGCTTCGATGACCAGGCTGACGCTCAATCACTGATGGACTATGCCAAAGAACTAAGTGGTAAGGCAGTCAGCATTAATGAGGGCGAGGATAGTGAGGAGATTTCCTTCTGTGATTTAGAGATTTGCCGCCATGATGAGTCTTTCCAAGAAGGATGCACCAAGCTGGAGAGGCTGGAAGTCAGGAAGCTGAAGGAGTAGTCATTATGAACCTAACCGAGATGAGAACCATAGTCAGGCGTGACCTTAAGGATGAGGATGCAGCTAACTACCGGTGGACCAATGATGAGCTGGATAGGCATATTGCCCATGCCGTCAAGGACTTCTCAGAGGCTATCCCCTATGAGCAGAAGTCAACCAAGGCGACCACTTCAGGCTCCAGGGAGCTAGATATATCTACCATAACCGACCGTGTTGTGGTTGAAGCTGTAGAATACCCGGTGGATAAGTTCCCCAAGCGGTACCAGCGCTTTTCCCTGTGGGGAGATAGCTTGACCATCGTTGGTGATGAGCTCCCCGATGGCTCGAATGCCTATATCTATTATGGTAAGCTCCATACCCTTGATGCTAGTGGCTCTACCATCCCAGCTAAGTTTGAGGATTTAGTTGCCATTGGCGCTGAGGGCTATGCCGCTGTTGAGTGGGCGGTATATGCTGTCAATCGGGTTAATATTGGCGGTGGCATAACCCCGAGCGAGTTCCTCAACTGGGGTCGGGATAAGCTGCGGCATTTTAAGGCTGAGCTTAAGCGGCTGGGCAGAAGGAACCGGATTAGGGTTAGCTCACTCTATAAACCGTACTACCCGCCGGTATCTAAAACAACCGATTACGGTCCCTGATTAACGGGAGTTTAAGAGGGGCGAAGCCCCTCTTCCAAAATGGTTCCCCCTCTCCATCCTTCAAAGAAGGAGGGAGATGTATTCTTAGCATGAGGGGGATAAAGTCCTTGCCTGCTTTGGCAAGGATAAAGGGGGGAGGTAGATTATGACCGTAAAAGAAGGGCTACCTAGGACTAAGGAGGGCTTGCCCAAGGAGGCTTTTGCCATTGTTGGCGACCCTGATGACCCCGAGACCTGGAAGCTGCCCCATCATAAGAGGAACATCTTTAGAGCCTTACAGGGGAAGCTTGATATGGAGAAGACGGTTGACTGGGAGCGGATACCAGCGGCGGTAGCGGCTCTATCACCAAGGGGATATAGAGGACAGAGGGTTGATGCCAGTCCTGAAGAAATACTCACGGCAGCCAAGCATCTTGCCCGCCACTACCGGAAAGCTGATGAGCCGCTGCCCGATACTCTGGCAGCATTGGTATAGGTAGGATGAAAGACTGGACAGAGTTCATTAAGAGCCTTATCAGACCCTTCGTCATTATCTGGGGCTTCATAGTTTATGGTGTTTGCATTATGACAGAGGTTGAGGTTCCCGCCCTATTAGCTGGATTAGTATCGGTGGTCATCATTGAATACTTCGGTGAGAGGGCCATTTTGAGGTTCAGGGAGAAATGATAGGGGAACTGTATAAAGCTTTATGGTCGAGAATAGGGGGCAGACCCTGGACTCAGATTATCCGGGATAGCCAAAGGAAACACCCGCTGTTGTGGCTCCTCCTCTTTGGTGCTTTCGGTATTCTGCTGGGGCATTTATTCTGGTGATTTTAGCAAGGCGATTAGAATGAGAAATCTATCATCAACTCTACTGGCCGCTCAGAAGGCAGCTAGCCATATTCCCTATGTCAAGGTTGAAGCCTGTAATACCATTTGTGGTGCGGTCAGATACGACTGGGAAAGGTTAAATACCGGCTCTGAGGATGATTATTTCCATGCCGTTACCCTGCCCTCAGATGGCTCACTAATCAGGGTCAGGATAACCCTACCTGTCGATTCCAGGAAGCTCTATCGCCAGAGGGTAGCTAACCCTGGTCCTTCATCGAATTTTAGCACCTGGACTTACACTAATCAGTATAATGTGGTTGTGGTCGCCGCCTGCTCTCTGGGGGCAGAGGTGTCTATATTCTGGATAAACAGCGACCGGGAAATTTATCAGCTAAAGAGTACCGACAATGGTGTCAACTGGGGAAGCCCCAACCTCTTAGGCTATTCCCCAACCACTGCCATAAACGGTATTAGTGCCGCATACAAGACTAATGGTGATATTGCCCTCTTCTTTGCTGACCAGTCAACCCTCTATGTAATGAAGTGTATAAATGGTAGCTGGGGTGATAGGGTTGCCTGGGACAAGTCTACCGACAATTTGTCCGGGGTAGCCACTGTCTATGGGGGTGACTGGAACCTCATTGTCACCGGGAAGGATTCAGGGGGCAACTTTAAACTGTGGTCGCTTGTTTACGGTGACGGCGGCGATGTTGCTGCTGGCACCTGGTCGGCGCTGAAAGAGATTGCCTCAGCGCCGTCAGATGGCAACTTTGAATACCATAGAGTCTTTATGGGCAAACCGGACGTTCATAGGGCCTTCTTTGTTGAGAAGTATACCGGAACCGAAGCCTATAACCGCCCTTTCTGGTCGCATACTATCGCCGATAGTAGCCTTTTGAGTAATCTATGGCATGAACCGGTGCCATTTAATCTGTCAAGTATCTATGGGCTGGCTATTGCTCACCATGGTGATTATTGCTGGCTGTCTGCCCCTTACGGAGTCTGGCGAGCTAAGCTAACCCAACAGAGCATT